CTCCTTTATCTTGTTTAGACCAAGCTACAATATCTCGCTCTAACTCTTGATTAAGGGTTGGGTGTTCTATATCTGCAATATAAACAGGTGTTGGAAAATGTAATTCTCTATGCATTATTTAAATGGTGTCCCTCCAAACCACATAACTAAAGATTTTCTGTTACCACGTATTACAGGTTTTACTCTGTGTCTTATAAATGATGCAAAGAATACTGCATGTCCTTGTTTTATTTTTGCAACTTTACCTTCAGCCATTAATTCTAAATCACCACCTTCAAACTCTGATTCAGGAGAAAGTAAACAAGTCATAGATATTTTCCTAACCGGTGGTTCGTTTTGCATATTTACATTGTTATCTACATGCCAATCATAAAAACCACCTTCGGGGTATTCTGTGTACTGTGCCATTTCTGTAATCGTCATTCCATCAAAACCAAAATGATTACCATTAGTGGTTTTCATAATACGTTCAATATCTTTATACATGTTAGCCATTTTTTTAAAAGGTATCCAGCTAATATGTGAAGTTCTAGTTTTAGTATCTATTACCCCACCTTTAAGGTCATCTTTATTTCCAACAGATGCATTTTGTTTAGGTTCTGCACGTCCTGCATCAATTATCATTTGACATTGTTTTGGTGTAAAGACTGGTACTGTTGTTTCAACTATAAAAGATTTCCAACGTGGTTCTGTAATCATATTAATATCCGTATTCTACCCATCCTGTTATTATATATTTATCATTTGATAGGGGCGGGTTGCCTCTATGAACATGTGTAAATTGAGATGGCCAAACTAATAGTGTATTTTTCTGTGGTTTAAACCTACACTTTTGATATAAAAATTCTGTCTCTCCACCCTCTGTTACATCATTAAGATAAACCATAAAAGCTAAAATTCTATTTCTAGCTTTCATCTCAGCGTTTTCACAATGCCACATATGATAACCTTCGCCTACTTTAGTTTTTTGTATCTTAACTTCTAAAATATTATGTGTCGCTAATATTTTTAAATGTGAATATTTTTCAACATACAAAGGATATATTTCTTTAAAAAACCCTTCTATAAAAGGTTTGTTAGTATAAGTTAACGAAACATTTGTGTCTTTTATAGTATCTATTGAATTATCAGATACTAACATTTCATCTACTTTTCTTGGATACACTGCACCTTGTTGTTCACATTTTTTAAAATAATTTAAATAATTATCTATTAATTTATTAGGCATAAAATTTTTAAATACACCAATATGATTATCTATGTAAAATTCTTTGTCCATTATGTAGCCCCTCTATTTCTAATAGGATCAAAGTCTACATCACAGTTTGCAGCAAGAGTTCTTCTAGTCTCATCAGTTCCATTAAAAGGATATACACAGTGTCTCATATCATATGGAAATACATAAAAATCTCTAAGGTCCATTGGTGGTTGATAATCTATTTTAGCAAATTGACCACTACTTGATCCTAGTATTTGTAGTCTACCATTTTGTTGTATGTGTTCTGCTGAATATTCTTTACCAAATGTAGAAGGTAATTTTAAAATCATTACACTAGATAACCCAGTAAACAAAGTTCCTCTATGAATGTGTGCTGGATTATATTCGTGTTGTTTCATTTCATTAACCCATATAGAATTTAAATGAGATTTATATTCTCTTATTTGATTCCATTCTAAATAATGTTTAAAAACACCCATAAAATAATTAATAACATTATCAGGTAGCATACAGTGATTTTTCATTTTAGATTCATCTGCACCACCATAAAATAAAGAATGTTCTTTTTCTATTTTACCTACTAATTGCCCATTAGCTGGTGCAAGGTTATGAAAATTTTGTTCGTAGATTTGGTTAATCGCAGTAAATATATCAAGTGGTACTTGATACTTTAAAACAGACTGACCTAAAAATACAAAACTAAACTTAACTTTTGGGTTTTCCATGTTGAGTTATTTGTTCTTTCTCTTTATAACTATTTTCTAATTCACCAGACTTTTTAATTCTTTGTAGTGATTGTAGTTGTCCCATTACATTAAATATTTCTGCCTCACTTGAGTTTTGATTTAATGTTTTTGCTTTCTCATGATATTGCAACCCATATGATTCTAGTTGATGTTGGTTAACATCTTTATCATTAAATGATCCATCGTTAAATTCACCTTTTAATTTAGACCACATTTTAATTTCTCTCATTCTATGTTTAGCAACTTTTTCCATAGAAGCTTTACCAAATATAGCTTCGTCTAAATCTATTTTATATTTAGTTCTTTTGTATTCATCTTCTTCTTTTTCAACTTTACCTTCTAACCATTTAATCTTTGCTTCGTTTCTTCTGTAGTCAAACGATAATGTCATTAAGTTATCTAAGTAAGATGACTGTTCTCTAACACACTGCCAGTATTTTGCAGCTTTAGTTGGATAACGATTATCTTGTAGTACAGAAAACCTTGCTTCTGTTTCTGTTCGAAACATTTGTTTCTTGGTCCAAGTGTCTCTAAGCTCGTCTACCATACCTTTAAAAGCAGATAGATCTTCTTGTTCTAATAAATTATTTAAATGAGTTTCCTCACCTTGTATTACTTCTTTAACGTCTTTTTTCATATCTTTATCCTTTATGTTTCTTTCTTATATATATTGTTTAAAATATATTACAAGTCTTAACTGTCTGTAAATGTAACACTTGTAGAACCCGCACCAAGATTAAACTCTGATGTTGCATTAGTAGTACCAGATGGACTTCCTGCAAAAAATAAAGCCGCAGTTCCAGGATTACCTGAAAAACTTCCAGACGGGTGTGTTGTAGAAAAAGTAGCAACACTTGTTGCCCAAGAACTACCGTTATAAATAAATACAGAAGTATCGGGTGCTGAACCTGCATTAGCAATTACTGAAGTTTGTGTTCCACCCCCTATGCTAAGAGCAGTAGGTGAAGCAGTTATCGCTGTCCAGTTTGTTCCATTCCAACTTTCAACAGAGTCAGTGCCTCCTGCTGCTACAGCAGCAGTAATTGTTCCAGCTCCTACCGATTGACTTCTTGCAGTATTTAAATCATTAACTTCTGTCCATGATGATCCATTCCAAGTTTCTGTTAATACTTGATTTGCAGCAGCATCATTTAATCCACCTGCTACTAGTCCCGATGTTCCTGTGGCTCCACAACCAGACATAATTCTTCTTTTTGTATTAGTTGATGCTACTTCACTCCAATTAGTTCCGTTGTATTCTTCTACAGCAGTTGAAAAAGCAGGGGATGGTGATGGAGGTCCTTGTCCGTTAACACCTATTGCACTTGTCGAAGTCCCGAAAGAACTTTGAAAAACTGATCTTTGAGAATTCATGGAGTTTACAGTTGTCCAATTAGTTCCATTATAAGTAGCAGCTACGGCCGTCCTACTAGGTGCCTGCCTACCTCCAAAACCAATAGCTGCAGTTTGTGTTCCTGCACTACCAGCTTGATAAAGTGACTGTGGATAATTTCCTCCAGTTGCTATTGAATCACCTATAAAAATTTGACCTTTTAATTCATTAGAAGTTGAGTTAAACCAAACTTGTCCTTCAACAGGATTCGATGGGTCTGATGCTAAGACCTCGATATTTGTTCCTTTAATTTCTTTGTATGTTGCCATAATTAATCCGTACTTATTGTTTTAGTTGCTGTTGATGTTGAACTCCACTCTTCTGTTGCTGCTGAAGCAGGTGGAGAACCACCAAATCCTAAAGCGTTGTTTGAAGTAACTGCTGATGTTCCTGCACTACCTAACGCTTCTCTAGCAGTATTTAAATCTGCAACTTCTACCCAACTTACACCATTCCATTGTTCTGTGATTGCTAATCCAGGAGAGGTTGTATAACCACCAAAAGCTAAACCATCTGTATTTGTTCCAGCACCTGCAGCTTTTCTTCTACCTGTATTTAAATTATTAACTTCAGTCCAATTGGTTCCATTCCATAACTCTGTATCTGCTGAAGGTGGATGTGCACCAAAAGCTAAAGCTGCTGTTTGGGTTCCAAGTCCACCCAAATATCTTCTTGCAGTGTTCAAATTATTTACTTCAGTCCAGTTAGTTCCATTCCAAGATTCTGTAGCAGTGAAAAAAGGATTTGCACCACCAAATACTAAACCAGAAGTATTACTTACACCTGCTGCTGCTAAACCATATCTTGCACTGTTCATATCATTAACTTCTGCCCAGTTAGTTCCATTCCAAGTTTCTGTTAACGCTGCTGATCCTGCTGGTGTTTCTCCACCGCAATTTATAGCAGAATCGGAAGCTCCGAAACCTGCTGAATGTGATTTTGAGGTATTTAAACTGTTTACAGTAGTCCAACTTGATCCACCCCATAATTCTGTAACTGCTGAACCCATTCCAAAAGCTAGGGCTGCTGTATAAACAGTTCCTGCTCCATTCACTTCTCTTGCTGTGTTCATATTAGCTTGAGTAGCCCAACCACCGATTGGTGCACCTGCACCTGTCCATTCTTCTGTTACTCCTAAATTTGGAGGAGGACTAGCTGCTCCACCTGCAGCAAATGCACCTGCATTACTAGTTCCATTTCCTGTTAATTCAAATCTAGCTGTGCTTAAATCTGCTACTTCAGTCCAGTTAGTTCCATTCCATAATTCTGTTAATGCTGATGCTGGTTCACCACCAAAAGCTAACGCAGATGTGGCTGATCCACAACCTGCAAAAAGTGATTTTGCTGCATTTAAATCATTTACTTCTGTCCAGTTAGTTCCGTTATATAATTCTGTTGCCGCTGTTTTAGGAGGAGTTAATCCACCAAAAGCTAATGCTGATGTATTGTCTGAACCAGAACCCGACAATAATTGTCTTGCAGTATTTAAATCGTTTACTTCTGTCCAATTAGATCCATTCCAACTTTCTGTTGCTGCCGAAAGACCATTTCCACCAAAAGCTAAAGTAGATGTTGATGTTCCAGAACCAGCTAAAGATTGTCTTGCTGCATTTAAATCGTTTACTTCAGTCCAATTAGATCCGTTCCATAATTCTGTAACTGCTGAATCTGGTGGTACAGTTCCACCAAAAGCTAATGCAGCTGTATTTGATATACCTGAACCACCTAAAGCTTGTCTAGCAGTGTTTAGATCATTTACTTCAGTCCAACTAGTTCCATTGTAAGATTCTGTTATGGCTGTAGATGGTGGAACTTTTCCCCCAAAAACTAAACCTGAATCTTTTGTACCAGCTGAAGCTGCAATCACTCTAGCAGAATTCATAGTGCCACCAGTTCTCCATGAACCAGCTGCTGTTACATTTGCATATTGATAATTGAAATTTTTGTTAGTGCTATCGTACCATAGTTCACCGTCCACGGCTCCTGGATAATTACCAGCGTAGTTGACAACCGAAGTTCCAACTTTCTCCTTATAAGTAGCCATGATTATTTATTCTTTAACAACCAACCCTGAGTTCCATCTGTAT